TCGGGCGCGAGCGCAGTTTCTTCCGACGCCCAGTCACCTGCGCCACCTCGAAATTGAAGCCACCAAGCGTGCCGGCCATGCGTAAGGCCCTTGCATATTTCAGCTTGGTAGCGATCCCTGTGGGGCTCTATGCCATTGCTTGGCACACGACGCCGGCATGGGAGTGGAATCTCGTCCGGGCCATACTTTTCCTGTTGGGCAAGTTGGTCCTGGCATGCGCAATGTCAGTGCTAACCGTGGCGACCCTGCTATGGGCATGGCGAGAAGTGACGCACTCTCACGGACAGGGCAATGGGCCATGACGACTCACTTTCCCCACAGCCCGTGCTACCAGTGCGGGGGCAGCTTGCAGAAGCTGTCAGCAGTGGATGCGCGGTTGACCTGCTGCCGCAGCTGCGGCGTGCTGATCTTGAAGCAGGTGGATATGCAGAGCTCCTACAGCGCCTTGAATGGCAGCAGTTCTGGACTCTCACGTTCCGCGTTGAGCACAGCAGCGCTACGGGCGGTGTCCACCCCGAAAAGGCTGACAAAGCGTTTCGCTACTTCGTCAGCTGTATCAATCGGAGCATCTACGGGCCGAAGTGGAACACGAAATGGCATCGCGGCATCCAATGGGCGCGAGGCCAGGAGTTCCACCGCGACGGCCGACTGCACTTCCACGCAGTTGCAGCTGCTCCTACCGATGACCTCAACCGGCTCATGTCCAGGTACGAATGGCACGAGTGTTGGTACAAGGATTTCGGTCGCAACCGCATCGAAGCGCCGCGCAGCCAAGCCGACATCACCGGCTACGTCTCCAAGTACGTCACCAAGGGGGGGGCAGTGGACCTGTCACGAAACTTCGGCTCATGGGAGCCGCCGCCCATCGACTACACCAGGCGTCCTGTCCAGGACGAATTCGAACAAACGACACGCCGGGGTGGCATCGAAGCCATGACCGGGGTGTAGGGGCAGGGCCCCTACGGATAACGCCTCATACGCACCAGGAACACTGCCGCCCCGGTTTGTTGGGAAACCTCTTACCAGGACGGCGCGGGAGCCAGCCAACACCCTGGCAACGCCTTGATCGCAGCGACAGCAACACGCGATCCGGTAGGCCGACACCGTGACAGCCAGCCCTGGGTGGACTGATGCAAGCATCGCACGCCAGTCATCGCTAAGGCTCTCCGCCCCCCCGCTTTTGGGGGGTAAGGGGGGACTTAGCTTGACCCCCCAGTACCGCCCTGAATCAGCGCGACACCGAAACGACAACCGACAACCAACAAGAAGAGAGAACGAACATGAGCAACCCGACCGTCAAGATCGTCACCCCCGTGGAAACCCGCACCGTCACCACGAAGAGTGGCATGCCCAAGGCCATCTACTACCAGCGCGCACAGCTCGAAACCGAGGAGATGCGTATCCAGGTGGAAGTGGAAGTCGATGGCCCGGACAAGGGCTATCCCGTCGGCGTCACGAAAGAGTGGGACCTGGTGCGCGACCTGGTTCCCGGCCGCTTCGGCATCGAGCTCGCGCGCCGCATGACCTTGATCGAACCGGCGTCTGCCAAGCAGCCCGCCAAGCAGGCAGCGTAACCCATGACCGTGCTGATCCCCGCTTGCCTTGAATCCAACCTGGACACGGCCACGGGGAACTGCACGGCCATGATCTGGATTCCTCAGCCGAGCTTGTTGCCGGACCTGTCGATTGAGGATGCCCAGCTCATCGGAGCAAAGATCGCGCTCCTGTGGGCTGTGGCATACGTTTTCCGGCTCATCCGAAAGTCAATTCACTAGGTCCCAGGAGGACAAAATGCAGAACTTCATGAATGCCCTGAAGGGCAAGACCGTCGCCATCGCCACCATCGCTTCCACCGCGCTGGTCGCACTCCCGGCGATGGCCTCCGGCGGCGGCGGCGGCGTCGATGTCAGCGCCGTTACCAGCGCCATCAGTTCGGCGGACACCGCCGTAAAGGCCATCGGCGCCGCCGTCCTGCTGGTGTTCTTGGGCATCGCCGTCTACAAGTGGGTGCGCCGCGCTCTGTAACGGCAACCGGCGGGCAGGGCCGACTCCCTCCCGCCGGTCTTTTTCGAGGCGCGCCGAGAGGCGCATGGGGGCTTGGGATGGAAGGTTGGATCTGGCTCGGCGCATGGCTCGTCGCCTGCGCAATTATTTTTGTGGATTTCGGCTGATGCGTTCCGCTCGCCATGTTCCACTGATTGTTCTGATTCTGGTGGTCGGCCTCGCGCTCTTTGCCGCGCCTGCCTCTGCTCACACCGTTACCCAATGTCAGCTCACCACGACTCCTGCGTGTGACCAGGGCGTCGCATTTAGCGTGCTGGGTGGCTTTCCGGCTGCTCACTGCGCCGCTCACTTGGCCGGCGCTGTTCCGAGTTCTGTTCAAACCATCCATGACCCGAACGGTAAACGTTACACGGCCAGCTTTAGCTGTAGGAATGCGAGCGGGGCGTTGGTGTCTGTAAATCAGTCGCACTTCACCGTTTATCGGAATCTGTGTTCGCAACGTCAACAGTACAACGGAGCCTTTCCGAACGGCCAGTTCAAGCCAAAATCTGGATCGCTGTCGTGCGATCTCGGGTGCGAAACCATGTGGACGCACAACGCAGATGGCAGTGTCAATGGCATGACAGAAGGAAGTACGTGTAAAGGCGAGGACTACGACAGCGATCAAGATTGCGCCGCCAACACACCGGGCTATTACTACAACAGACAGGTCGGCGTCTGCGAGCCTCCTGAGCCCGAATGTCCTGGAGGTGTCTCCACGAACTCGCTTGGTAATTGCGAGCCAGAACCGTGCCCGGCCGGCATGCTCATGCAGCAGGATGGCACGTGCAAGAACAAGAACAATGAGTGTCCCGCAGGCCAGGTCAAGTCTCCTGATGGGAAGTGCCTTCCTGGTGAAGGTCAATGCGCGCAAGGCGAGGCGCGCGGCAAGGATGGCACCTGTAAGCGGGATGGCAACAACAACGGCAAGCCCGATGAAGAGGAAGAGGGCGGGGGGCCTGGCGAGGGGGAGGGAGAGAAGACCAAGGAGGAGTTCAGTGGCGGCGACGACTGCAGCCGGCCGCCGTCCTGTAGCGGCTCTCCGATCATGTGCGGGCAAGCTCGGATCCAATGGCGTATCGACTGCAATACTCGCAAGAATCGCAACATTGCAGGCGGCATGTGCAGCTCTTCGCCCGTTTGCACAGGCGATAAGTGCGACGCATTGGAGTACACCGGCCTGCTCATGCAGTGGCGAACCGCGTGCGCGACGGAGAAGCTTGCCAATGGTTCCGGCGGTACCGGTGGAAACGGCGATGTCTCTGCCATTCGCGCCGTGCTCACCGGCAGTGGCGGCAGCGTTGACCCCGGTTCTAGTCTTCCTGGTAGTGGGGCATGGGTTGAAGGCGGAATGGGTCAACCTGTCACACCCGACACCGCCGGCTATGGCTGGGGAGGTGGTTCTTGCCCGACCGTTCCCGCAATTGAGGTTATGGGCATGTCCTTCCAGTTCGACACTTCGCCGCTCTGTCGATGGCTCAGCCTGGGCTCGTACTTCGTGCTGGGCTTGGCCGCGCTCGGATCGCTCCGCATCGTATCTAGTAGGGACGCATAATGCCCATCCTCATCAGCTCATTGCTATCCGGCTTGGCGTGGGTGTTTCGATCACAGCTTGGTTCGTGGATTGTCGCCGGCATGACATGGCTTGGAATCGCCTGGGCCACGCATGAATTCGCCGTGGAACCGTGGCTTGAGAATCTGCGCAACCATGTCGGCGGAGCGACCCCCGGTGGTGAATGGGGCGCAGTGCTCGTTGCCTATGCTGGCCTAATGAAGTTCGATCAAGCGTGCACCATGATCGCGTCCGCTGTGGCCACCAAGTTTGCCGTTACCGCAGCTCGCGCGGTGCTGGTCAAGAGGACCTGAGATGCCTATCGAACTCTTTACTGGCCAGCCTGGCAACGGCAAGACCGCGCTCATGATGGAGCGGCTTCTCAAGGAGGCCAAGGACGGCAAGCGACCACTTTTCGCCGCTGGTATCGACGGCCTGCAACCGGGCCTGGCAACCGTGCTTGATGATCCGCGCACGTGGAATGACCTCGACCAGAATGGCGAACGAATCGTTCCTGATGGCGCGCTGATCTTCGTTGACGAGGCGTGGAAGTGGTTTGGCCACCTGCATGACGCCACTCGGCAGACCACGCCAAAACACGTTCTTGACCTCGCCGAGCATCGGCATCGCGGCCTTGACTTCGTGTGGACGATTCAGCAGCCCAACCAGCTGTATCCATTCGTGAGAGGCTTGATAGGCTCG